TTATTGAGATTAAAGATAAGGAGGAATAGCTTATGATTGAAGAAAAAGATATTAAGGTAGGGTTAAAATTCAAATATAAGACGGTTTCGCTTACTGGTGAACAAAATAGCTCTTATATCACCAATAAAAGTGGGGATGACATTATTTTCGAGGTTACACGCATAATATGTAGTGATGGTAGTGTCCTTCGTGCTTGGTGCGATAAGGATATTGCAGGAATTAAACACGGAGGCTTTAACGAGTTTGAGGTTACTGACATCATGGCTTTCGGAGAGGCTATCGAGCAGGAAGAATACGTAGAAGGAAAAATCGCACTAAGATACTTTAACGAGCAAAGAGCTAAAGCAATTTCCAACGAAGGCACAAGACGGTTCGAGACTATTACCAATAAGATGCTCGATACATACAAGGCAAAGAACCACGACTACGGAAATGCCTTCTCAGATATGTATGATGAATTGGGCATTGACTATGGGTATGGAAAGATACGTGAGAAGGTGAACCGCATTAAGGTGCTGAAAGATAACGATGCGCAAGTATCAAACGAACCTTTAGAGGACGCTTTGTTGGATTGCGCAAACTATTGCATCTTAACATTGATGGAATATCAAAAACGCAAGGAAAATGGCAAAGACTAAGAATTTTCACTGCGAGGATTGCGTGATGTTTGAGCACGACGGCTTTCCGTACTGCTTGGCGCAAGACCTTTACACGGAGGTTAAGGCAGACGATGAAATCTGCGATGAGTTCATTTCTAAAGACTAAGGATATGAAATATACTTGCAAGGACTGCATCTTCTTCAATAACGAGATATGCAAGTCCGATTCCGTGGAAATGTACACGGCGAATTTTAGCGAGGCTTGTTCTCGCTTCGAGTACAAGAACGAGTTTGTAAACAATAAAATTGTATAGTTATGGCAAGAATTGCAAAAAAGAAGACAGTGAACAACAATGCAGGGCTTCTGCGAGTTATTGATGGTGTAGATGAGAAGAACGTTGTTAGCGTTACCGATTTCGGTTCATTCTTCATCGTGTTACTGAAGGATGGTGCGATTTATCACACCCATATCGGCTACGAGGTACGCTGCAAGCGTTGGTTGATGGACGTGAACAACGAGAGAAAGGAAACAACCTTATATAACTGGCTTGTGAACCTTGTTGCTATGAAGAATGAAATCAAGGGGCACGAGGACGAGCTTTTCCCAGAGACAGACCAAACAAACCAACAGATGTTGGACTATACCAAGGTTATCACGGAGGCGAACATACTCCATCCTGTTTCCGCTTTCTCTGATATGGACACTGCTGCCAAGTTCGCCAACGAGCGACTGAAATATCTTCGTGAGCAGAGCGAGAAGCTGGAGGCAGTTATAAACGCCGAGGTCAAGGAAGAGACCGAAGAGGACTTGGCGAAAAACTTTGAGCACGGACAACAAGCGATTATGGCAGAACAGGTTGCCGAACAGCTCAACCAAGACAAGGGAGAGTAGCCTATGGATAAGGACAACTATGTAGAGATACGCTTTGGCGATTACAGAGACTATCGCATAGTGAGGATGGCAGATGCCCAGGGCAATATGCGTGAGGGCATCTTCATCCCCTTTATTCAGAATGGCATAAGGTGGAACAAGGAAAAGTACCGCTCCCCTATTCAGTACCTAAAGCCATTTTGGGCAGGAGGTGTTGACCCAAGGAAGTTGTATAAGCTAGTGCCAGTTGTTAGCGTGGATATTCGAAGGCAGATGGAGGAAGCTGGCGTTCTATCTCCTGATGATAAATACCCTTGCGATTTGGTTGGTTATATCTGCAAGGACAACAGAGTGATGTAAAACGAAAAAAATAGAACAGATATGGTTATCATAGCAAACAACGAGATAATGAGCAAGGTCGAGGCGATGGTGTGCGAACAGGTCAGCAAGGCTATGCAGACACAGGAGCGAGACGAGGTTTCCGTGGATGACATATATGATGGGGTGACGAACATTCCGTTTGGCAGGGCTGTCGCTCGCAACTTTATCTTTGACGTTCTCCACAACCGATATGGCTTCTCCTTTTCAGTGATAGCGCAAAGGGCTGATATGAACAGGGAGAGTGTTATGCGGTGCGTTAGGAAATGCCACGAGCTTTTGACTACCGACCGTACATATTCCTACGTGAACACATTGATTAATGATAGGTTTAGAGAGTGGTATGGAGAATAAGGGAAAGAACGAATTGCTGTCGTTGAAGCGGAACGCCTTGATGATGGGCTTGTGCGGTCAGTACAAGGACAAATGGGATGGCTGTTGTGACAAGCGAGCTTTGGTTAATATGGCTCTTGACAGCAACGGCATCGAGTTTATGGCGGACTCAATCGCATTCGGCTGGGGACTTTCCAAGGAATACTTGCAGGGCGAGTTCGGCGAGTTTATGAATGGACTCTACCAGTGCCGAGAAAAAGGCTACACAAGTGAGATGTATATCGGTGCTCACGGCGTTGTTTGTGTAAAATCTACACTCGTTCTTGTCGGTTACTGCAAGGATTTGGAGATACATATCCCCGAACACACCGTTTGCCGCATTTATGTTTGCGGTGGCAGTCGTGTAAGGGTCGAGAATATGGGTGAGTGCGAGCTGTTCGAGTATGGTACAGACAATATCATTGACTGCATCGAGTATGACGGCTCAAATTTGCACCGAGAAAGCATTTCTTTCTCCAAGTGGAACAACTATAAGGAGAAGGAAAAATAATCGCTTAGAACGAATATTTTTAATGTCATAGGCAAATGTTTTTCATATTATCTTCGTGTACAGCGGTACACTTCTTTTGTTTTCAATATTATAGGTGATTAATTTTACTTTTTATACGTTAAGATTTAGTTAGATTTATGCAAAAAGGGCAGTTCCAGTCGTGAGACCAGAGCTGCCCTAAATTATAGAGTACATAGAAATCAAAGAGAGTTCATAAATACCTTGATGCCCTTTCCGCCTTGCTTGTGCCCAGGCTTAACGCAAGAGTCGAGGGTGTCACGAATACTCGTGAGTATCGTTGTCTGCAATCGCAATTCCACGAGCACAGGACTGTTAGATGAGTCTTGTGCCACGGAATTTATGCTTGCTCCAAGACGTTCTAACAAAGTATCACGTATGGTGCGCACATCGGCTTGTTGTGTAGCTAAATAGTAACGCATTGAGTTCAAGATGGACTCCAACGCCTGTGCGGTCGATTCCGTTACCGACTGAATGCCCTGCTGCAATGCAGATATGTTGGAAGAGCCTGTTGGCTTGATGTTCAACACCTCCATCAAAGACTTTGCGTATTCATCGAAAGCCGCTAGGTTGGTCTTCTTCAATTCCTGCAATTTGGCAACCTCCTTTTCTGTAAGGTCAAGTCCGTTGTTACCTCCGTCGCTACCTTCCGACACAGCTTCATCGAAGGCATCGAGGATAGGCTGGATATACTTTGTTGTGGCACGGTTCATCAGTTGCTTGGTGACAAGATTGTCGAAATACTCGTCAAACTTGTCGTTGAGCGCATCAAGTGCATCGCTGCCCTCGTTGAATGCGTCCACCCAAGCCTCTGCGAAAGCCTCCGCCGCCGACTTGTAATTGGACTGGCTACCGAAGCCGCCGAGTTGTTCGGTCATAGATTCCTCAAGCTCCTTGATAGTGTCGTTCAAATCTTCGATTTCATCACGCCACTGCTGAATCTTGCTATCATCGGGGTTCTTTCTACCCTGCTCTGCCTTAATCATAGCCTCGTAAGACTTCTGCTCTGCCTTTAGAGCTTCTACTGACTTTTGGTTGTATTCGTACAACCGTTGGGTGTCGAAGGCATCGTCCATAGACTGCTTTAGCTTGTTGTAGGAACGCTGCAAGGAGTTTATGGCTTGCTCTTGGCGTTGGATTTCCTTATCAATCTTGCTCTCGTTGGAGAACAGCTTGGCGATACCAGTCGCAACGCCCATCACGCCGCTTGCCACTCCTGCCCAGTTACCGCTAAAGTAAGAGCCGATAGCCGAGCCTACGTTATCAACGATACTCATTGCGTTCTCTAGTTGCGCATCGCTGCCGCCAAGAGCCTCGAACAATCCATTGAACGAACTTGCCATAGTAGAGACAACAGATGTTATATCTGTGACGGATTTTGCGAACTTTGCTTTTGCCTGCTCCTCTTCTGTCATAACCGTTCCAAGTTTCGCAATTTGGTCGTCGGTGAGTTTAAGCTGGCTCTTCATAAAGTCACGTATCTGTTTGTTGGTCGTGAGCTTCAATTTTAATGCTCTGCCGCTGTCTGTCTCTGCTTGGCCGTTCTTTTCGATAGCGTCATACTCTTGCTGCAAGGACTCCACGTAAGCACTCTGCATTTGTAACTTCGTTGTTTGGTCTGCTTTTTGGTTATTCAACTCCACATACTTATCAACTCCGCCAAGCGATTTCAACTCCTTGTTAGCCTTAATCATTTCCTTTAAGCCGCTCGTGAACGCTTTGAAAGGGTTGCGAGAGTTACGAACTTCGTTTACCTTGTTTATTTGCTCGGCTATAGTTTTTAACTCCGTCGGGTCGAGGTCTTTTAACTCCGTGCGTAGCTGTTGCAGTCTGTCTGCCATAGCATCGAGAGCCTTAGAGGAAACTTGGTCGAGGTTATCAAACAGACGGACGTACATATCGCTGTTCTGAAAATCCTTCCAGGTGTTCTCGCCAGTCTTTTTCTTGTAGTCTAAATCAAGATTACCCAGCAATTCTTTTTGGGTATCTGGGTCAGAGAAATTTTTCATTATCGCCGCTCTGTCCTCGATATACTTTCTGTCAAGCTGGAGTTGGTCTGATAATCTTTGCTTGTATTCCTTGAAGAGTCTTTGAGCAGTCTCTATTGTGTCCTGCTCTACACTTTGGTTTAGCTTTTGTGTTTTGTCAAGATAATCCTTCTCAACATCACTGCCAGCAAATTTCTGCTTTATGACTTTAGCTGTGTTCTCCAAATCAGAGTTATATTGCTGAATAACCTTGTCCCCCCACTTGGTAAAATCCTTGCCATATGTGGTCTCGTAGTCCTTAATGATATACTTGTTGAACTCATTGTTAATATCCTCTTGTATCTCATCAAAAGACTTCGTAAGGTCGCCAAACATAGACTTTATAAGTCCGTCAGACATTCCTTCGTCTTTGAGCTTTTTGTACAGCTTCATTTGCGAGAAAGCGTCATCAATATTTCGGGATATATCATCCTTTAACTTGTCGTATTCCTTCTCTGAAACTTTCAAGTCAATATCTGCCGAGATACGGAAAGCATTACCTCTCTTGGTTAATTCCTTGTATTGAGCACCAATCTCACGAATGCGCTTCGCCGTTGTTTTGTCGTCAGGCAAAATATTGTTTACGTTAAAGCCTACATTCTGTGCTGCCTCCTTGAAATACTTGCGAGTCTTTGACAAGGCAGTCTCTTTCGATTCTTTCTTAATCAATTCGTCGTATTTCAAGTTCATATCCTTCAGCAAGCTAATCCGCTCCTGTAAGATGTCTCGCTGCGCCTTGTCGGTCTTGCTTGGAATGTTCTTTTTTGTATTATCTGCGAATGGGTCAAGACCACCAGCAAGAGTATTTTTTGCAAGGGTGTTTCTTAATTGCTCACGAAGGAATGTAATGGCGGTTTTCTTATCGAATACTGTATTTACTCCAGCATTACCCCTACTCCATTTCATCGTTTGCTTGATACCGAGTGCAGAGCCGTGAAACCACTGAATTTGCCCCCTATTAATTTGGTCTATCAGTTCCTTAATGTCCTTTGCGGAACTTTGAAAGCCTTTGACAGTCGATAGTGCATCCTTTGGGTCAACTACGTCAAGACTAATCTTTATCTTTCTTCTATCTGCCTCAGCTTGCAAATCATCCATAAACGAATAAATTTTCTGCTGTGCGGCGTTCATACTTTGTTGGTCTGAATCGACCTTAAAGCGATAAACCTTTGCGGCGATAGTCATTAAAATTTTCTTTTGCAACTCGTTAAGGTTGTTTTGAGTGGCAACATTATCCCAAAACACCTTTACCTCGGCTGGCTTCATAGTCTTCAAGAAGCCTCCGTATATGTTGTTGATATTATCGAACAATCCCTGCAATTCGTGCGTAGCCTCTTCCTTTGCGCTCTTAAATGAGCCACTAAGCACAGCTCCAAGGTTATCGCCAAGACCATATAACTGCTTGCGTAGTTTATCTGCATATTCTTTAAAATTAGCGTTCTGCGCTTCATTATCGAATATCTGACCCATAACCTTGTTCACTCGCTGTAAATATTCAACATCGAGTTCTCCTGGCTTTGCTCCGTCTTTAATTGAATCGTATGCGGCTCTTGATTTTGCAGACAACTTATCATATCCCTCTCCGAGAGCATCAATAGCGGTTTGCGCCCTTGAAGCAAATTGGCGAACGTCGTTTGCGGCATTATCAAGTTCCTTCATATCCTTTGAGAAACTATCTGCCCACAAAGGAATGCCGAACAAATTGAAATTGTCGCTGTTAAAAAACGAATTGTCTTCGCCGTTAATGTAAGACTTTGCGTCCTGTGCCATCTGCATGAAAGCATCGAGTTTCTTCTTTGCTGCCTGTATAGCTTTGTCTATTTTTGCTGGGTCTGGCTCTTTTACCTCAATAGGAATCTCTAGCTTTCGTGCCTTTAGTTCGTCATTCAAGCTATCAAGAACACTCTTTGATTCCTCTTGAAACTTAGCCTTATCTATTGTCATTCGATAACCACCACCATAATTCTTAGTGTATTTATCCTTGATGCGCTCATATTCAGCGGACAACTCGCCAAGTCGCTTCTTTGCATCAATAGTTTCATTAATGATTTTTTGCTGCTCGTCTCTGAAACTCATATATGCAGAAGCTGCATTCCATACAAGTTGTGCTAACGAGGCGAATGCCAATAGTGGAAGGTTGCTAACTAAAGCATCCTTCATCATTATTCCTGCTGATTTTGCAGCCGAGCCAAGTGTTCTGAATGAGTTTGATAATATACCCAAAGCACCTTTACCTTTAATAGAGTAAGCTGTAAAACCTGTGTTTGCCCACATCTCCTTTAGGCTTACGCCTGTCTTGTTTGATTGAAGCATAATAAGCCCAAACACGCCTACTAAGTCTTTTCCAACGGCAGCAATCTTTTCCCAATTATCAAGCAAAACGGTTGCCCCCGAAATCATCCCCTTAAACGTTCCCTCGTTTGCCTTGCCAATATCGTTGAG